CTTTGTCCGTCAGCATCATCTCGTTTCTCCAGCAGGGGCCTAACCCCTCGCTCAAGCAGACCGCGAACGGCGGTCACGTTTTCTCGCTCCGTCCAAGCCTGTAGCGCCGTTCACGGCTGCTTAGCTCGAACGTTAGGCCCCAACACCCACGGCCCAGCAAAGCCATGCGGCTTCCAGGAAGTAGCGGCCGTCCACGTCCACGCCCATTGCCAGCGCGGGCCAGATAAAGCAGACGTTGGGGTTGTGGCGCGCGTACATCTCACGCTTTCAGCAGCCGCTTGACGGCCCACTTCGCGCCGCGCACAAAGTCTTTCCAGTCACGGTTTGACTCTTCGTGCGCGGCCTTGTACGCATCGTCTTCAAACCCAGGCGGCAGCGTCGTCAGTTCGCCCGCCAACACATGGTCTAGCATGTATCGCGCCTGCGCTGCTGTCAGCAGGTTTGTGCCGGTGCGGCCGGGTTGTCCGGGTGTTCCGTCCGGGTACACGTCAGCCGGCACAGGCCACGTCAAAAACCTATTCACCATCTCGTCAGTTGCTTGCATAGTCTTTCTCGCTTCGGCCGCATGGGGCCTAACAGGCGGGTCAACCGGACCCGCTACGGCCTTCGGCCTACGCAGGCCGGTTACCCTTTTCGTTGGGCGGCTTCAGGCGTGCCTGCATGTCTTTACCTCGTCGGCATGCTGGCACCCGTCCCAGCCCTGGCGCTCGCACCACGGGCACACAGGCGCGCTTTCGCTACGCGGGAGGTGCGCGCTTGCCACGATTGCGCGCCCGTCCGCATGAAAGCAGCCCGGGAACAGCCGCGCCAGTTCCTGCATGGTCTTGCGCGCCTCGGCCGCTTGGCGGATGAAATCTGCCCGGGTCATCGTCATGGCTTGCCCAGCCCAATCGGGCACGGCTTCACCGGGCACTCTGCGCAGTAGCGGTGCGGTGCCGCGTGCGGGCAGTCCTCAAACCGCAACTCGCACAGCATGCGCAGGGTGTCGGCGCAGGCCCGCAGCGTTTCGCGCTTGCCGTCTCCATAGTCCGTCCGCTGGTAGCCGGGCGGTGCATCGGCTTCTTCCTGCCACTTGCCCGCCAGCGTCGCCAGCGTAGAAATCAAAATCGTGTCCATTGCGTTCGTCCTTTCGTAGCTTCGTCCACCAGCCGCCCAACCCCTCGCTCAACTTGACCGCCTACGGCGGCAAGTTAGCTCGAACGTTAGGCGCCAGCTTCACGCGCTGCTCTGCTTCGCGCATCCAGCCGTCCAGGCCCTTATCGTCGGCGTCAGGCGCCAGCGCTTCCTGCAGCGTCATCCACACCGCAATCGAGCATGCGTGCCGGGTGCCCTGCTCCACCTCGCGGCAGTGCGCGAAGAACACCTCGCGCATCTGCGCCATCGTCTTCAGCGCGGCAGTGCGCGAAATGTCGGCGCGGCTCTCCGCCTCGTGCATCGCGGCTTCAGTGACGTGCATGGCGTACTCGTTCGCCAGCTTCGTCAGCCGCACCCACGGGTCTGGCTCAATCGGCACTAGCACGCCGCGCGCATCGAAATGCAGGCCGGGCGCTGGGCGCGGTGCCAGATTGGCCGGGCCGCTGGCATTCACTCCGTCAGTCATCGTCGTCTTCCTCTGCGTGGTCATCAAGGTCGAACACTTCGCCGCAGGCTGCACAGCGCTGCAGCCGGTCGTCCTGCGGGTCTTCCTCGTCATCGAACTGGTACACGGTCTTGCAACCGCACTTTGGGCATGCCATCGTCTGCGCGCTCCGGTTCCAGGGGCCGAACAAGCCAGTCAACCGGACTTGCCTTCGGCAAGCCGGTTACCGGCAACGTTATCCCCACGAATCAGCGTCGCGCATTCCTCAGCCTCGTCCGAAAACGCCTCAAACCGGGCGTCACAGAAATGCGGAGAGGATTTGTCGCTATAGGCACGCCAGTGATTGGCGCTGCGCGCGTCGCAGATGGCGGCGCACCGCTCGCGCTCGGCTGCCACATCGCACATCAGGACGGCGCGATATGGAGCTTGCCGCGGGTAGTCTCGCGCGCAGTCTGCCGCCATCTCTATTGCGTTCTGCTCGCTCGCGCAAAGCGTCGCCAGCCCGTCGCGGCTTACGCAATACCATCTCGCTGGCAGCGGTGGCAGCGTCATGGCGTCTCCTTCAGGGCTGCGCGTGCCAGTGCCCGCGCGCCTTCGATACTCAGTTCATCATTGCGCTGTCGTGGAAATTCTGCAATGCGTTGCAGTACAGTCCGCAGACGCTCGATTTCGTCGGCGGCTTCATCGTTCAGGTTAACGTCGCCGAAGCGCGGAGCGTTCCGCAGCCTGCTGATGAGGTCTGTCATGTCATCGCGTCCGGTTCGATAGTCACGCTGCCATCGGCCACGTCCTGCCAAAGCTCCCACGCAAGCTGCACCGCGTCATCGACGTAGGTGTCGCGGCCGTTGACGTTGCCTCCGCGCTCGAAAAACACACCCCCATGCGATCGAGCCCACGCAATGAAGGCGTTGTGAAATGCTTTGCTGTTTGTGCTCATGTCGGCTCTCCTGTAATGCCGTGGGCGCGCTCTGCTGCTCGATACCCGCGAAGGAATGCGGAAAGAAACATCGGGTGCACGGTGTCCTGTGCGCTGTGTCCGTAGGTACTGGCGTTCCACGCGACGAGACAGTCGCACTCAACCTCAGCCTGCATGGATGGCGTCAGCGGCTTGCGCTGCTGCGGTGCGGCGTACAAAGGTTCCCATCCGTTCTCCAGCATCTTGTCGGCTGGCGGCGAGTTCTCTGCGTGCGCGAGCAGATACTGCGCACGGTGAATCCACGCCACCGGTTCCTGCACCGGCTCACCCTGCGGCTCGGCCGCATTCTTTTCGTCCATCATCTTCCTGTAGTACCTGAGTTCATACTCAGCAACCCGCTTTGCCTCCTTGACAGACTCAAATTGGCTTGAGGTAGTGGGCCTGTCCTGCACCGGCTCGGCCAGCAGTTCGCGCAGGAGGTTTTCTGCCTGCTCGATCCATGTCTCAAGTGACAAGTTCATGTTGTCAACCAGCCGCAGCGCGGCAGCGCGTTGGGATGGGGTCATGTCGGCTCTCCTGTGATGCCGTGGGCTCGCTCGATGGCGCGAACCCATGAAAGTCTCTGCCTGCGAATCCATCCTTCTTGAGTAACGTCCTCTTGCGGCGTGGCGCGGATAAGCGCGAGTGCTTCGTCATCCGTCAGCGGCTTGCGCTGCTCAGGCCGGCAGTACCCGCCCGCCCCGCACTCGCCGCCGTCATCTGGGCAGCGCATGGGCTGCTGCGGTGCGGCGTAGAGCGGAATGCTGTACGCCTCGGCCCGAGCGCCGTGATGGGTCTTGGCGACGGCAGTTAAGAAACTATCGGTGCCTGGCAACTGCCACGCCACCGGCTCCTGCACCGGCTCCGCGGCCAGTTCGCGCAGGAGAGCGGCGGCTTCTCCACACAGGTAGCCGCCTTTGTCGGCGGGCAATGTCTGGTCCAGTGCATCGGCCAGCCGCTCGGCGGTTTCACGTTGGGTTTTGTTCATGTGCTCGCCCTCCTGTCAGTCATCTGCCCGCGGAACACGCCGCCCTCGCGCTGCATCTGGGCGTACTCGCGGCAGACCTCGATGAGGTTCTGGCCGATCAGGTCGCAGAACCCCAGGCTGTCCAGGCTCTCGTACAGCCCGGCGCAGCGGTCGCAGAGATACCACGTCGCCATCTGAACTTCGCCGCCTTCGCCGTAGATTCGTTCTTCGATGGTGTCGTAGCCTGGGCGGCGATAGCGCGGGATGGCCGCGCAGTCCTCGCCAACAGCAATGCGGTCTTTGCACGAGCAACAGCGCCTGGGGCGCTTCGTGGCAAGAGGGGCTACTTCACCGACTTCCTCGTACCACCAATCGGGGTCGTCGTAGTCGCAGCTACATGCAAGCGTCATGTCGGCTCTCCTTCAATCGGCAGCGCCATCTGCTCGTGATCAGGCGCCGCTGCTTTCGTCTTCAGCCTGCGCAGCTTGCCAACCAGCCGCAGCACGTCATCGCGCACGCACTCGTCATGGCCCGGCATGTAGGTATAGCTGCAGCCTTGGAACGTCAGCGCGCCGTAGTGGCGAGCGACGTTGAAAAAGCTGCACGACACATTCGTGAGTGCATACGGTGCGCGCTGGTGCAGCACCTGGGCGGCTCGCACTTCGTCGGCGGTGAGGTAGCTGGTGCGCTTGGTCATCGGATTTGAATCCTATGCCCGGCCACAAGCGACACTCCAGGCACCACCGTTCCGGCCGTGAGCGCGGCCTTCAGAGCCGCCTTGTCAGGCTCGGTCTTGACGGTGGTGCGGATGTACGCGGCCGGCAGTTCTATGCCGTCAGCGATCACCACGGCCGGCGGTTTCTTCGCCACCTTCGCGGCCCATTCATCGGTGCTGATTTCCGGCAGGCCGGTCGCTTCCATCGCGCGCAAGGCGTATTCCCGCAGCCACTTGACGCGGTTCTCGATCGACTCGGCGCGTTCCTTCATGCGCTTGCTGGCAGCAGCGGCGCCAGTGGCTTCGATTTCCAGATCGAGGCTGTACGCAATGACGGCGCGCAGCTTGTCCTGTATCGGACCCTGGATGCTTTCCAGCGTGTCGGCATAGGTCGCAGCGTCGATGTCCATCGCGTTGAGCGCGTCGAGGTCGGCGCGGTACGACTCGACAATGGTGAAAAGCGCCGTCACGTCGTCGCTCCTTCCCGCCGCTTGCCGGCCGCGCGGATGGCGACCCACGCCTCGCGGTCTTTGACTTCCTGCGCCGCGGCCATGCCATCGGCAACCATCGCAGGAAATGATTCATCGTCGCACTGCTCGATAGCCTGCAGCCAGTCGGCCAGCGTGTGCGGGTCCATGCCGCGGATGACTTCGTGCGTTTCAGCGTCGGCGTCAGGCGTGCCTTCGGTTGGGATGGCGAAGGTCTGGAAAGCAGCATATTTGTACGCTGCCGACATTGCCTTGTTCGTGGCCTTGTCGCCGCTGTCCATTGCTTCGCCGATCATGCGGGCCGTGGTCTTGCTGCCGTCTTCGGCGCTCACGAAGTCGAATTCCGCTTCAATGACAACATAGAACAGCGCGCCACCGGACTTGCTGCTGCGCTCGGTACAGGTGCGGCTGATAACGCGCGGGATGATGACGAGGCCGTGTTTCGCCAGCAGCGGCGACAGCGCATTGAGCACGTCGTCGATGCCGCGGAACTTGAACCCGGCGCCTTGTGTGTTCGTGCGGGTCTTGGCAATGCCGACCTGTGACAGATCGGACTGCACCGCGTTGATTGCTTGATAGACGTTCAAAATGGGTCTCCTTTGACGGCGATTCGCCATGCGGTCTTGAGTGCGTAGCCGGCCGGGTGCGCCTTGCGGTACAGCCTGTAGACGGATATGAATTCGCGCAGCATGGCTACCACCAGATGAGGTATGCCGCAGCCGCACCAGCCGCGATGATCCCCCACGCGACGACAACGTACGGCATGCCGTGCGTCAGTCCTTCAAGCGCTCCGAATTCTGAGTCTTCGTCGTCAAGCTCGCTAGCCGCATGCGCCGCTTCATAGCCTGCCGGTCGGAAGTCCATCGGCTCGCGGCGGCGCGGTGCGATGATGGTGTCGGGGAAGTCTTCGGTTGTCATATCAATTCCAAAAGATGAGGGCGGCCAAGAAGCAGGCGAACAGGATCAGCGTCACCCACTCGGCCGGGTGCCATGCGCGAGGCTTGACGTTGTGCTCGACGGCGCAGGCGTAGTCGGCTTGGCTTTGAGCGGTGCGGGCGGTCCTGGTCCAGACTCCGGGGCGGCTGAGGAATGCGGGGCGGGTCACAGCAGTTCTTCCTGTTGCGCTGCAATGTCGTATGCGTCCAGCACTTGCTGTTCCCAGCGGACGATCTGTTCATCGCTGAACACTTCGGCAGACACCATTCCACCGTTCAGCAAGACCTGGCAGATGAGGACTTCAGCCGGCTCGTCTTCATAGCACTTCTCTGGCGGACCGGAGTAGCAGCCAGGACGGCCAGCGTGGAACTCGAATTCGACCCACGCCGAGCTATCACCAAGCGGCAGCTCTAGCAGGTGGCAGCCTTTGGCCGGCTGCAGGCCGATGCCTTGCCAGCGCCGCAGCTCGGCTAGTGCGGCTTGGCCTTGATAGTGGTCCAGGGCGTTCATGCTGCTTCCTTGCTGACTTCATCGGCCAGCGTCACCACGTCGGCCTGCGGCACGTCGGTGGTGATCGTCACCAGCCAGTCGCCGTAGCCGTAGCCAATGCGGGCGAAGTCCGTCACTCGGATGTAGTCCTCGCCGTCACGGCGCTGGGCGTTAAGCGCGCCTTCAATGGCCTGGCACACGGCTGCGTCGGTCAGTTGCAGCTTGCAGAGTCCGGGGAAGTTCATCATGTGCTCCTGGCGCCGTCAATCCGCAGCGCCTGAACATGACTCTACTCTGCCCGCGCCGCTTGTCAAGCACATACGCACAGAAAAGATGAAAAAAAGTGTGCGGATCAACAAAGCCGGATGCGCACGGATGCTTGACAGCGGGGCATGACTAGGGCAAGATGCTGGGCATGAAGACACCATGCCTATATCGTCATTTCTGCCAAAACGGGACGTTGCTCTACGTTGGGCAGACCATGAACGTGATGAATCGGACACGATCGCACGAGCAAGCTAGTTCATGGTTCAAGCAGGTGGCGCGTATCGATGTTGAACCATTCCCAACTAGGGCGGAGGCCACCATTGCAGAGCGCACTGCCATCATGACGGAAAACCCGAAGTACAACTTGGCGTTTCCAAAGGAATCCAGCAGACAAGCGATAGAAGCACGGCGAGCCAAGCGCGTGCCAGTTAAAGCCTCCGGCACGCCGACGCTATTGGATCGGGTAAGGGCAAAGATGATGCCGCTACAAGGCAACGCACTGCTTGAAGTCGGCGCAGAGACAGGGATCAGCTATGACACGCTACGGCGCATCAAGCTACAACTGTGCGACCCGGCTTACAGCAAGGTGCAGAGGCTGGCCGAGCATTTCCGGGTGGTGCGGCGATGAGAAGTGGCTCTATCTACGCCGTCCAATTTGGAGATGGCATCGTCAAGCTAGGCACGTCGTCTGCGGTAGCGAAAAGACTTCACGGGTTGACGACTGGCCGTAGGCAACGATCAGCTATTGCTTCGCCGCGCATAGAAGATGCAACTTTCATGGCAGAGAAATGGATGCTTGATCGGGCGAGGCGGATCATGATCCCTATCAAGTCTCGGCGCGAATACTTCTATGGGTCGTTTGGTGTCGCGGTCAATCTTGTCAGGCAAGCATATGCACGGTTCGGGATGCCGGCGCATGGGTGGCGCACGTATGACGCGCCTGCAGAACATCGCGCAGTCACGTATTCAAGCCGGCCGGCAAAGATCAAGGAGGATTGCGCTGTGAATGAACTGACACAAGTACAGGCCATGGTGCTGAAGTACATCAAGCGCTCACAGGTCGAGCGTCAGTGCCCGCCTAGTCGCACAGAGATAGCGCGGCACTTCGGATGGGCCAGCGCAAACGCTGCTCAGGACGTGCTGAAGGCGCTGGAGAGAAAAGGCTACGTCAGGCTATCGGCTGGCGTTGCGAGGGGAATCTATGTGCTGTAGTGTGAACATCGGCGATTACGTGTTGGCTACGAAGTATGACGACGGTGACCCTGGCGATCCGTGGGCCGTTGGCTTTTACGCGGGCGAACTGGACATGGGAAACACTCGCAGCGATATCAAGGTAGCTCCGCGCTACCTTGTGAACGATAACAACGGAAAGACCATCCGGCCGAACGGCTACAGCCGCGTGGCGTGCATCCGAAAGGATGTGGGCGCATGGCTGCTGAACGTGGCTGCGAAGCAGTTAGAGCAGAGCCCGCCCGGCACGGTGAATCTGTGGAACATGCTGACGCCGTTAGCGCTTGAGGAAGGGCCAAAGTGAGTCGCGCCGAAGCGCCAGTGAGGACTACTCCACCCGCATGGGCCGGCGCTTTGGGGCGGTGCGTCCGAGCTGGGCGCGTAGACGGGTCGGGCACGATCCGAACGTCCGTTTTTTGAGGCACGCATGAAATACAGCATTGACTGGCCCCCAGGTTTCATCAGCCGCATCGTCGTGGACCCGAAGACAAAGCGCTTCGAGACTCCGTATGCGGCGGCGCAGCGCTGCCGAACCGGCGGCGGATTCGACGTGCACACGATCAGCCAACCGGGCAACGTCGAGTTTGTGCAGCGCGGCCCGGTCAAGATGATGAGGAAACCATGAACTTTCACCCACTAGCAAACATTTTCCCTCTTATTGAGGGCGCTGCCTTTGATGACTTGGTGGCCGACATTCGAGAACACGGCGTTCGAGAGCCCGTGTGGCTCTACGAAGAGCAAATCTTAGACGGTCGCAATAGGTGGCGCGCTGCCGAAGTGGCCGGCGTTGACTGTCAAACTCGCGTTTATGCTGGTGACGAACCGGTGCAGTTTGTTCTATCTCTAAACCTGCACCGCCGGCACCTGAGCGAGTCGCAGCGGGCGATGGTGGGTGCCAAGCTGGCAAATTTGGGGCACGGACAGCGTTCAGATAGATCAATTGATCTATCTACCACGCAGCCACAAGCGGCGGAAATGCTCAATGTGTCGGTGCCGTCAATCAAGCGAGCGCGCGACGTAATAGCGGGCGGCTCACCGGAACTTGTTCACGCCGTCGAGGCCGGAAACGTCAGCGTTAGCGCGGCTGCTGATGTTGCAACGCTGCCAAAGCAAGAACAGGCCGAGATCGTGGCCAGAGGCGAGCGAGAGATTCTTCAAGCGGCGAAGTTGATTCGCGCCGGCAAGGCAGAAGAGCGACGCAGCGAACGCATGGAGAAGATCGCAGAGATCAGCAAGGGAAACGCGCCTTTAGGTGCGGCTGAACGATACCCGGTTATTTACGTTGATCCGCCATGGAGATACGAACACGCCGAAAGCGAAAGCCGGGCGATAGAAAACCAATACCCAACAATGAGCCTTGACGAGATCAAGGAGATGGAGATTGGAGCGATTGCGTTCAATGACTGCATTCTTTTTATGTGGGCAACTAGCCCAAAGCTGGCCGAGGCTTTCGAGGTGCTTCAAGCGTGGGGTTTTTCGTATCGCACCTGCGCAGTCTGGGACAAGCAAAAGATCGGCATGGGATACTATTTTCGGCAACAGCATGAATTGCTGCTCGTCGCTGTTCGCGGCAATCCACCAACGCCAGCTCCTGCAGATCGTCCGTCTTCAGTCTTCAGTTACCCGCGCGGACAGCATAGCGCAAAGCCGCATGAGGTTTATGAACTAATTGAAGCCATGTATCCAACGCTTCCGAAGTTGGAAATGTTTTGCCGTTCTCCACGTACCGGATGGGGCGTTTGGGGCAACCAATCAATTGTTGAGTGATGCACGACTTTGCCGAGTCTCTTGCGTCGTCGCACGCAGCAAGCGATCTTCCTATATGGGAAGAAATTTACAGGTCGTCGTTTCCTGGGTTTGTTGCAATGGTTGACCACCGTGAAGACGGAGAACACCAGCGGGCCGGAATTGATCGCTCAGTTATTTTGGCTAACAGCAAGCAGATATTAGTTGACGAAAAAGTGAGAGGCAGGAACAAGATCACCGGGAAAGTCTATGAAGACATAGCGCTTGAATATTTGAGCAACGAAGGCCGCGGCGTTCCGGGGTGGGTATGCAAGCCTCTTCGTGCTGATTACATAGCTTATGCCATAGCGCCGCTAGGTAGGTGTTATTTGTTGCCAGTGATGCAGCTTCAACTAGCGTGGAGTAGAAGCGGAGACCTATGGAGACAACAGTACAGAAGCGTTCGGGCACAGAACAATGGATATGTAACTGTTAGTGTTGGCGTGCCCGTTGGAGTTGTGTTCGCTGAAGTTGGACGGGCTCTAAGAGTCAGGTTTAAGCCGACAGAGTACGCAAGCGCTGCGACGAAGTGGACAGCGTGATCGTGTTCACCTATCGGAAACCAGAACCCGATAGTCATACGCTATGCGCTATCGCGAACGGCAAGCCGATAGGAAAAGATCATTGGAAGATGGTCTGCGGAGCACGTATCGTTGGCGCGTCCTATCGGTATTTTTCGATGGACCGCACTCCGCGCGACAGCAGTGGGCCTGGATGGGCTGCTCGGAATAGTACACAACCGGCGCGTGGCACACCCTGCGCGACCGGCCTGGCCTGTCAGAGAGGGACCAGGGCAAGCGGGGGCCGAGTGGTGAGAGCAACGCCCCGCCGATCTGAATCTCTGCCTCCGGGTGCGCTGGGGGGTGTTTTGATGGTGGAGTCTAGGGAAGGCAAGGGTGCAGGACAGGCCCCTACCAAAGTTGACGGCAATCGCAGCCCTCACGAAGTTTGTGCAGGGAGGCTCACCCGGAATGCTAAAAATTCCCAAGCGACAGACTCGCGCGTGCTTGGGGGTCATCCCCCTAGGTTCCACCTTCAAAGCATCTTCGGGCGAGGCGTGAAGCTGATCCTTCACCCTTGCAGCTTCTATGGAAAAGGGAAAAATATGATTCCTCTGCCGGCGTACATAGACCCGGAAGCATGGGTCGGGTTCGTTGAAATGCGGCGCGCGATGCCGAAAACAAAACCTTTCACAGACCGAGCCGCAAAGCTCATACTGTACGAATTGCAGAGAATCAAAGACGCCGGGCATGATCCGAACGCGGCTCTAGATCAGAGCACACTGCGGGGGTGGGCAGATGTCTGGCCGGCGAAGGCGAAAGACATCGTGAAAGCGAACGGCAAGGCGGCAGACGCCACGCGAGACTATCTAGAGGCAGAAAAGGCGCGGCCCGTGATTGCGCCACCGGAGAACATCCGCGCATTGGTTCGCGGGATCGGTAGGGCAGCATGAGAAGCGACGGCACGCAAGTCGAACGCCTGTGCGATGTGATCACGCTGCTCAAGCGCCAGCCGTACACGGCCGCAGAGTTGGGCAAGCGGCTCGAAGTGAAGGCCAGCACGGCGCGGCGCTGGTGCGAAATCCTGCATTACAAAGGGCACGTCACATGGCGACCGACGACAGTTCGAGGGCAGCAGGCGAGAGCATGGGAGTGGGTGTAATGCCGATAAAGCCAGAGAACAAAGCCCGCTACCCGAAGGACTGGAAAGACGTGCGCCACCGCATCTTGCAGCGCGCGAACTGGCGATGCGAGCACCCGAACTGCCGCGCCCGCCACGGCGTTACCGGCTACTGGCGCAAGGGCCTGTTTCACCGCCTGCCAGATGTGCTGTGGGATGCCGGGTACACGGCTGGCGATGTGGTGGCGTGTGAGAACGGCGAGAAGCTGAAGATCATCAAGATCGTGCTGACCATCGCGCACCTTGACCACACGCCAGAGAACTGCGCAGACGACAACCTGCGCGCTTGGTGCCAGCGCCACCACCTGGCGTATGACGCAAAACACCACAAGCGAACAGCCTACGAAACCCGCAAAGCCGCAGCGCTGACAAATGATCTGTTTTTGGAGCGCACGTCATGAGTCACGACCGCACCGACACCATCCGCCTGCCGAATGAAGAGGCCCGTTGCGAGCCTGCGCTGCCGTGCGTTGTTCGCGGAACCTGCGCCCGGTATCAGGCGGAGATCCCGACGCGCAATGCCGTGTTGAGCGACTTCAGCACGGGACCGGCGGGCGGGACGGTGCTTTGCGCCGGGTATCTCAACTCGCACCAGTATCGAAACCTGCCGCGGCCGATTGCAAAGCCGCGACACTTCGGGCCGCTCGAATGAAATTCATCCTCGCGCACCATGAGGCCAGGCGCCGCGCGGTTGCTGCGGTGGCCGAAGCTCCTGATAGCTACGCAGTCACCATCAAGGCACCGACGCGGAACCTAGAACAGAATGCGCTGCTGTGGGTGCTGCTGACCGCCTTTAGCGAGCAACTTAAGTGGCCGGTAAATGGCGAGATGGTGCTCCTATCGCCAGAAGAATGGAAAGACGTTCTCACAGCGGCCTATCGCAACGAAGGACTGCGAATCGCCGCAGGGTTGAACTACGGCATGGTGGTGCTCGGCATGCGGACTAGTCAGCTATCAAAGCGCAAGTTCGCTGAGTTCATAGAGTTTGTCCAATCCGTCGCGGCCGACCGCGGCGTCACACTTGAACCGGAAACGATTGAATGACAAGAAAACGTAGACCGACGACGATCAACTACCTGTCGGTTGCAGCATTGATGCGGGCGCTGCTTGACGGCCCGGCGACGGTCAAAGACCTGATGCACGAATCAGGGTTGAGCGCGTGCACCTGCCGGCGGTACGTCAACGCACTGCGCAAGGCGCGCGTGATCCACGTCAAGCTGTGGGATGTGGACTCCTACGGCAAACGGTCGCTTGCGAGCTATGCGATAGGGGACAAAGACGATGCACCGCGGGCGCCGAAAAGCAACGCCGAGCGTGAGGCGGCCAGGCGCGAACGGCTGCGGCAGAAAAACCGCACCCGGCGCATCAATGGCATCGTGCAGGCTGGCGTGACGGCATGAGGCGCGCAGCCCGCGTTGACGCCAGCCAGGCCGAAGTGGTCGCGGCGCTCAGGGCAGCGGGCGCCTATGTCTGGATTTCGGGAACCCCACTCGATTTAATCGTGGGATTTGCAGGGCAGACTGCGCTGGTTGAAGTCAAGGTATTGACCGGGGTGAAAAAACGCACGCAAAGCCGGTTTACGGACCTGCAAACGGAATTCATGCGCGAGTGGACAGGCGGCACCGTGGCGACCGTGACCGATGCCGATGGCGCAAGGCGACTTTTGGAGGTGATGCGTGATAAGTGAGCGACTGCTAACGCCAGGTCAGGAAGGATCTGATGAAGCGCTGGCTATCGTGCGCCTGCTGTACGTCACGACACCAGCCGGCGGCAGTCTGCTGTCCGACATCTGCGGGCACCTGGCAATGAGTCAGACGGTAGCCAAAGCAGCGCTCAAGGGGCTATATTCACGCGGCAGGGTGTGCACCGATGGGCATGGCATGGGCGCGCGGTGGGTGATTAAGGTTGCAGAATGAACGAATCGGTTCATAATTCGACCGCTATGGCTGAAACGGAACTGAAACCTAAAAATAAGGGCCAATTTAGGCCCGGTGAGGGTGGGCGGCCGAAAGGTGTTCAGAACAAACTGCCCAAAGAGGCGAAAGAAGTCATAGCCGAAGCAGCAAGCCGGTTAGGTGGTGTGGATCGCCTGATCGCATGGGCGCAGCAAGACCCATTGAATGAACGGGCATTCTGGGCCAGCATCTATCCCAAGTTGCTGCCGCTCACGGTGAACGCAAACGCGACGATTACAGTGCAGCGAATCCAGCGGCTGATCGTTGACCCGAAGTGCGAGACCTGAAGATCGAGACAGCGCGGGCATTCGTTCCGCTTCTCCAGCCATCTCGCTACAAAGCCGCACACGGCGGGCGCGGATCAGGCAAGTCGCATTTCTTCGCTGAGAAACTGATCGAGGATTGCATAGCGGAGCCGGGAGATTCTGGCGGGCATGGTATGCGGTCCGTTTGTATTCGAGAGGTGCAGAAAGACCTGGCGCAATCGTCCAAGCTGCTGATAGAAACCAAGCTCAAGGCGCTGGAGCTAGGCGAGCCCGACGGTTTCAAAGTGTTCCGCGACGTGATTCAGACGCCAGGCGACGGGCTGATGATCTTCAAGGGCATGAACGATTACACGGCCGACAGCATCAAGTCGCTAGAAGGCTTCAAGCGCGCATGGTGGGAAGAGGCGCAGACCGCGACAAGCCTGAGTCTTGAGCTACTGCGTCCTACGCTGCGGGCCGAGGGCTCTGAAATATGGTTCTCATGGAACCCGCGGCGGAAGATGGACCCGGTTGATCAGATGTTCCGCGGTGCTCAGGCGCCGACGGGGTCAATCGTCGTCAAAGCGAATTGGCGCGATAACCCCTGGTTTACTGGCGTGCTTGAGCAGGAGCGGCTAGATTGCTTGCGAGACAACCCGGAACAGTACGATCACATCTGGGAAGGAGGGTATATCTCAGTCGTCACGGGCGCATACTTTGCCAAGCACCTGACGGCGGCGCGGGCAGATGGCCGGATCGGGCGCGTAGCACCGGACCCGCTGATCAAAATCAGGCTCTTTGCCGATATTGGCGGCACTGGCGCCAAGTCCGATGCGTTCGCACTGTGGGCAGCGCAGTTCATCGGCAAAGAGATTCGCGTCGTCAACTATTACGAAGCGCAGGGTCAGCCGCTTGACGCGCACCTAGCCTGGTGCCGGTCACAAGGCTACACACCGGACCGGGCGTCATTCTGGCTTCCGCACGACGGCGCGACGAACGACAAGGTGTATGACGTGTCATTCGAGTCGGCGCTGAAGAAGGCTGAATACGCCGTCACGGTGGTGCCGAATCAGGGCAAGGGCGCGGCGAAAGCGCGGATTGAGGAAGTGCGCAGGCTATTCCCGTCCATGTGGATAGACGAGGAAAAGTGCGCTGGCGGGCTGGCGGCGCTTGGCTGGTATCACGAAAAGCGCGACGATGAAAGGAACATCGGACTCGGGCCGGACCATGATTGGTCGAGTCACGGCGCGGACAGTTTCGGGCTAATGGCCGTTGCGTATGAACCGCCGCGGTCAACGGTGCTCAAGCCGATTGACTACAGCACGCGCGGCATCGTATAGACACACTTAACAGGGTCGGCTAATATGGGCATAGTCCGTGAAAGGCAGATTGATCGGGCCATTGATGAAGTCAATGCGCTTGCGATGCTGCTGGAAACGGTTACGGCGAGACTTGCAGCGGTCGAAGACCGTCTAAAGGCCCTAGAAGATGACCATCGACAACGAAGCGCTTCTGGCGGCAATCGAGGCAGGCCGAGAAAACAGCTACGGGACGGATGAATCGTCGTCCCTAGGCGCAAAACGGGCCAGAGCTATCGAGGCGTATCTCGGGCTCAACACAATCCCGGCGCCAGAAGGACGCTCGCAGGTCGTTGACCGCAGCGTCTACGAAACCATATCCACCTTGATGCCGTCGCTGGTCCGTATCTTCGCGGGCAGCAGCGATGAAGTCGTCAAGTTCACGCCCGGCGGCCCGGATGACGAACTAGCAGCAGAGCAGACGACGGGCGTTGTCTCGCATATCGTCACGCAGCAGAACCCCTGGGAGCAGGTTGTCGGGGATTGGATTCACGACGCCATGCTGCTTGCCAATGGGTACGCATACGCATACTGGGATTCGTCCGATGCGATGGTGCGCGAGACCTATTCGGGGCAATCGGACGATCAGCTAGCGCAACTGCTGGCGGATCAAGAGGTCAAGGTTGTCCAACACTCGCAGCAGCCGGACGTAGAGGCCGACAAAGCCGCGGCGCAGCAGTTCCAACGCGCACAGCAGCAGTATCAGCAGATGATGCCGCAGTGGCAGCAGGCCGCACAGCAGGCGCAGCAGCAGGGCCAGCAGCCGCCACCACAGCCGCCACCGCCGCAGCCGCCGCAGCCGCAGTTCCTGCACGATGTCGTGATCGAGCGACGCGAAAACTCTGGCAAGGTCTGTATCTCTGTCCTGCCGCCAGAGCACTGCTACGTTAGCCAGGACACTCCGGATTGGACGCTGCGGCAGTGCCCGTATTTTGAGTTCAGGCAAGAGAAAACCATTGCCGATTTGCGCGCGATGGGCCTTGACGTAGCCGATGATGTCTCGGACGACGACGAAGAAACGGACGAAGACGACGCGCGTGATCGGTTCGGCGAGGACCGATGGGGCGAGGGCGACGAAAAGGGCGTCATGCGCCGCGTCTGGTGCCGCAGTATCTGGGTGCGCGCCGATGCCGAGGGAGATGGGGTCAGCCGGCTGTATTACGTCATAGCAGTGGGCCGCACGATTCTATTCAGCGAGCCGACGGGGCGGATTCCGGTAGCGTCCATGACTCCTCAGCCGATGCCGCATCGGCACATCGGCATGAGCATTGCCGAAACGGTGCTTGATATCCAGGATGTCAAGACAGCGGTCAAGCGCGGTGGTCTGGACAACCTGTATCTAGCAAACTCGCCGCGTTCGTTGATCAGCAGCCGCGTCAGTCTGGACGACATGCTGGATAGCCGGCCTGGTGGCGTGGTGCGCATGTTGGACGATTCGATGCCAGGCGAGGGGCACATTGTCCCTGTCGTGCACCCATTCGCTTTTCAGGAAATCATCGGCTCGCTCGAATACTTCGATCAAGAGCGGCAGAACCGCAGCGGCGCATCTCGCTACTTCAGCGGAACGGATGCTGGCGCTATCAACAAGACGGCCAGCGGCACGATGGCGCTGCAAAACATGGCCGCGATGCGCGTTGAGCACATCGCACGCGTCATGGCGCCGGCTGTCGAATACCTGTTCGAGTGCGTTCACGAACTGATTTCCAAGCACCAGAACAAGCCGCTCACGATCAAGCTGCGCGGGCAGTGGGTATCGGTTGACCCGCAAGCCTGGCGCACGAAGCGCGACGTGCGAATCAGCGTTGGCGTTGGGGCTGGCAACAAGGAGAGCATGCAGCAGCAACTACTGAACATCTTTGGGGCGCAACTGCAGCTCGCGCCGATGGGGTTGACCAAGCCGCAGCATATCCACGCGACGATGACCGAGCTATCCAAGCTCGCTGGCTTTGCGAACCCGGCGAAGTTCTGGGGCGAGGCGCAGGAAATCCAGCCGCCGCCGCCACAGCCGAACCCGGATCAGATCAAGGCGCAGTCTGCGATGCAGATCGAGCAATTCCGGGCGCAGCAGGACGCCATGAAGGCACAGGCGCAGCAGCAGATAGAGATGCAACGCCTGCAGATGCAGGCCGAACTGGACCGCAACCGCGAGGAAATGGACGCGCGGCAGAAGACGTTGGAAGCGCAGCAGAAAGCCGAGCTAGAGCAGCAGAAAGCTCTGATCGCAGCACAGCAGGAGGCGCAGCGGCTGGAATTCGAGCGCTACAAGGCGGACCTTGACGCCAGCGTGAAGCTGCAGATCGCCAGCATGGGCAACCAAACGACGCTGGAAACGGCGCAACCCAAGCAAGACCCGCGCGTCGAGGAAATCGTCAAGACGATGCAGGAACTGAAGGCCGAATATGAATCTCCGGCCGAAATCGTGCGCGGCCCGGATGGCAAGGCGCAGGGCGTCAAACGCGGCACCAAGGTGCGCAAAATCATGAGAGGGCAAGATGGCAGAGCAATCGGACTCCAATAAGGCGGCAGCGCAGCCCGCAGTGCTGACGGCGACTATCCAGATCACGCGCAAGGCTACAGGCAAGGTCGAGACGTATCAGATCGTCGGCCAGCCGGTCAAAGACGAACCGAAGAAAGAGGCACCTTAAATGGCAGGCACCACGACACATCCCGAGGCTTTCCGCAACACGGTCGCCGACTTGGTGGATAGCACTCTGTCCACAACGGCAAAGCTCGTGTTTCGGCTAAGTGGCACAGCGGCATCGCCCGGTACGGCAGTGGCAACACTATCGATGGCGAACCCTGCATTTGGATCTGCATCGGCAGGCGTTATCACGGCCGGAACGATCACGAGTGACACTAATGCCACCGGCAACGCATCGCCAGTGGCGACAGCGACACTGGAAACCGGCGCCGGTACAGTGATCGTGCACACCACGGTAGCGGCGTCAGGCGATGCGATCAATCTGAGCGGCGGCCTCACCATCGGCGCAGGCGACACGGTGGCGTGTTCGGCGTTGACGTATGCCGCAATGCCATGACCACCAAAACCATTACCCGCCCACTGTCGCACTGGCTGCCAGACATCGCCACGCGCGAAGAAGTGCCGGTCAACTGGCTCGCGTCGCTGTCCACGCGCATCAAGGCCGAAATCCCTGATGGCGAGGAAGCCGGCGCCGTCATTCGCGGCCTGGGCGCATGCACCGTCTCCTGGCCGCACACCCTGTCCGAAGTCGAGCAGCTTCAGGCCACGGTCGCCGACATGCAGGCCACCGCCGCGCAGATCAAAGCCCTACTGCCCATCGAGGGCGGGGTCTCGGCTGCTGCGGCAGACAAGCTGCGGGAATTGCTGAAGTAGCCCCATGCGCAAGGCTCTGCACGCCGTTGTTTGCCTCGTCGCGGTAATTCCGTGGCTGGCCGCAATGACGTTCATGTGGCTGGCGCTGCAGATTGTGCTGCTGGCAGACTTGATCTGGCCCAATGCAGATCGCGGCAACTGCTGGACGTTCGCCATGCCGCGCTGGCGTCAGAGAGGCGGGTATCTCGCCATCAGGCCGAGCCCGCGCCCGTTTCAGTTCATCCCGCACTGCCTCTGGGTATGGAGCCTGGAGGGCTGCACGCTGGAGCAGACCATACCGAAGAAGCGCGCACGAAGCGCATGGCAGGCGTGGCGCAGCGTCTATTTCAACTACCGGGTGACGAGCGAAGAACGCCGGCCCGGTGAAACGCGGCCAGCGCCGCTAGGAGATTGAGAAATGGCACTGATCCTCAAGCACCAGACAGCCGAGGCTTTCGTAGCTCGTGTGCGTGCTGCTTATCGTGACGGCGACCCTGTGCGGCTGGTGAAAATCGCGCGTTTCCTGATAGCTCGCGTGCAGGCCGGCGACCTTACAGAGGCTCAAATTCGCACCGCGTTCGGAATGAATGCGAGCCAGTGGAATGCGCTGAAGACCAAGATGCAGAACCTGATCACGGCCGACAACGCGGTCAAGTCCGCAGTAGGGGAGTGACATGCCTATCATCCAACACTCGCTGACAGCCAGCACGCAGGCCGATGGGTCCACGTCCAACGTCCTGCGCATGTATGACCAAGACGGCACCGAGTACACGCAAGTGTTCTACGCGCCGGCAGGATTCAACGTGCAGGCGAAAATTGACAACACAATCGTCGCGCTCAATGAGCAGCTTGCCGAGAGCGAGTTTCAGGCGCTGGTGGGGCTGTAAGTGGCAACGATCTTTTGTCGGGCGGCGCTTTCGGATGGCACAGAAAACACTTCGCCCTATGAGACATGGGCGAAGGCCGCGACATCGCTGCAGACCGCAATCACGGCTGCTTCGACTAACGACACGGTTGTTATTCAACATAACGCCGTGCCGACGGGTGATGCGGAGGTGTCTGCTGACACAACATACATTTTTGACGCCAACGGAGTGACTCTCGTCTCAGCATCTAACGACGGCGGCAGCGCCTACACGCCGACCGCGATGGGCACCGCCAACTGGATCGGCAACAGCACGACTAATTGTCAAATCCAATTTGGGGGCGCATTCCGATACGAGACGCACGGCTTGACGATTCGGGTGTCGGGCACGACGGCCGATAACATCGGTTTGGCACAGTCAGACAATTCGCAGCAGACAGCAACGAACTGCCTGTTCTGGATTGCTAACACGTCAACTACGGCTCGCATTGTGCTAGGCGGGGCAAATAATTCCGCAGTGCACGCAAAGAACTGCAAGTTCAGATTTAGTCACGCATCGCAGGGGTTTAGTTATCGAACGGCCCTTATTGAAGGTGGAAGCGTCGATTCTGCTGGGACTGCGCCAAGCACGCTTTTTGTCGAAAGCACTTCAAACATGGGCTCTGTGGCCTGTGAGGGCTTTGACGTATCGTTCGTCGGTAGCGGTACGCTAGTCGGTAACAATAGCGCAGAGCCATGCCAGTTCACGTTCACGCGCTGCAAACTCGGCTCAGGGATGACGGTTTTGGCGACCCAGGCGGGCACTGCGCGAAACGGTAATTTCGTCCATCTGTTCGATTGCCACAGCGGCGACACGCACGGCGTCTTCGGCTACTACGATGGACTGGGTTCGATGCTGAGTGACACTGGCATCTATTTCACGGCAGGCGCTGCGGCGCAGTCGTGGAAGATCGTTACCACGGCCAACGCATCGCAAGCGGTGCCGTTTGTCAGTCCGTGGGTCAGCCGGTATCACACCGGCACTAGCGCCATCACGCCACGCCTGGAAATCCTGCGCGACGGTAGCGCAACCGCCTACACCAATGCCGAGGTCTGGGGCGAGTTTTCTGCCAAGACAACATCGGGCACGGTCAACGCTAGTTTCTCGGGTGACCGCGTGGTGATCGGCGCAACTCCAGCCGACCAAGCTACGGGCGCCGGCCTGGGTTCGTGGACTGGAGAAAACGCTACAGCCTGGAGTGGCAAGGTTGATTCAGGATCAGCCATCACGCCGGCTGAAGCCGGGCATATCCGGGGGCGCGTAATGGTCGGCGTGGCGTCGGCAACGCTCTACGTCAATCCGCAGATTGAGACAGCGTAGTGTCCGCGTACAGCCGCGTCAGTCCAGACGGGTGGGAGCAGGGCGACGATAGCTCTGCATCCAGCCGCGTCACGCCGACGGGGTGGGAACAGGTAGCTGCGACGGGTGGCGGCTTTACGTCAACTGGAGATTTGTCGGCGCAATCCGCCACCGTAGCCGGCACAGCAGCTCACTACACGCTTCATGCGTCAACTGGAGCGCTCGCAGCGCAAGCAGCGACCGTTGCGGGTACTGCGGTTCACCTGACGCTACACACGTCAACCGGCGCACTATCTGCCCAAGCGGCGACGGTGGCAGGCACAGCGCTACACGAAGGCGTTGTCCTGCATGAGTCTACCGGCGCGCTAAGTGCCCAGGCGGCGACTGTTGCCGGCACGGCCAGCCACCTGACGCTGCACGCCAGCACGGGTGCGCTGGCGGCCCAGGCGGCCACGGTGGCGGGTACGGCGGCGCATTACACGCTGCACGAGGCTACGGGTGCACTTGAGGCACAAGCCGCAACCGTGGCAGGCATAACCGCAGTGCAGGCGTATCAGCAAATCGTGCTGAGTTTGCCCTCAGTGATCGAAATCACCGCCACCACCGCCCGCGGCCGAGTGACCGCCACCGAATACGCATAGGACACGTCATGGCAAATACCGCCCGCGACCTCATCAAGTGCAGGATCAGCAACACGCCCGGCACCAGCGGCAACTTCACGCTGTCGACGGCGTTCACCAATTCGCTGCTGCCTGCCGCTGGCGACGACGGGCTGGCGTTCAAACTCAACATCACCGAGAACGGCGTCGGCACCGAGATTCGGCGGAACTGCACCTACACCCACAGCACGACATCGTTCACCCGCGGCACGATGGTGCGCAGCACGGCGGCGGCAGACGCGGCGCTGAATTTCACCAGCGCGGCCATCGTGTCCGTGGTGCCGAGTGCGGAGGATTACCTGACGACGGTCTCAGCATCGTATTTCGGCATTAGCGCAAGCAATGCAGACAATACGGCCGGTTTTGCTGCGATGGGTGATTACATCCAATCTGTCGTCAACTTTGCTGCGAACGGCCCGACAGTGACCGGCAGCGAGACGGTGGAGATTACGCTGCCCGTTGGCATCTTGTATGTCGATGGCGCAAAGATGGACCTAACATATGTCGGAACTGGAGCGTATACGCCGCGCTTCATATTGCGAGGGGCCGGCAAGGGCATCACGATAATCCAATCCAAGAGCGATTCAACGGCTGCGGCCGTGCTTGAACTGGCGTGCGGATACGCAGCAAACGTGCTGATGGAAGACTTCAGCGTACAGACGCGCTCGGATACCGTGCAAGATGGTGTTCACATTTACGCCACGCGGCGCACGCTTGATGATACCGGCGGGATCACTGATCTGACGGTAAACAGGGTTGGAGTTCGGAGCTATTTGGGCGATGCCGTAGTGTTCAGCGGCGGCGACGACTACCTCGGACCAAACCAGTTCATAACGTTAGGAATGTGCACCTGGCAAGCCGATGTCGGGTCAAGCATCAAGACGCTTGGGCAGTTCGGGCAACTGAACGTCATCAACGGCGATTATTCGGCGGTGCTGGATTCGTCGGCGTGTCCGGCGATGGATTTCTCGAAGGACTACCGGCAGACAATAGCCCCTTCGGCAGCGGACACGACGAGTAACTTCGTGACGTCAACGGCCGTGCTGTCGACCGGGATGCCGGTGCGTATCGTCGGAGCAAATCTGCCGTCTGGCCTATCTACCGGAACCACGTACTTCGTGCGCCGCTACGATCTGGCAGGTACTGGTGCTTCGGACAGGCTGACGCTGCACACCACCAGGGCCAACGTTGCTGCCAACACCAAGATCGCGCTAGGCAGCACGGGCACGCTCGGGAATTGGTACATCGCGCCGCTGTACGTCACCAGCGTTGGCACCAACGTGCTGAATTTTGAATTTCCGCACCTGTTGGTGACTGGTGCCCTTCTGACGGTGGTGGGGTCAAATCTCCCAACAGGGCTGTCTACATCGACAGATTACTACGTCATTCGACAGTCGGCAAGGCAGATCGGGCTGGCAACCTCAAAAGCCAACGCCATCGCTGGAACAGCTATCACGTTTAGCGGCGGAACGGTCACGTCGTTCGGTTTGTCGGCTGCGGCAAACAATGCGGCAGGCCCTTACTCGCTGAACCTGGGCAATGTGTCGGCGCAGAACTCCATCAGCGCGCTTTATCTGTTGGAAGCAGAAGATGTCAAAGCCAATCTGCACATCGAAAATTGCAAGAATTCGATCTACGTCTATCAGTCGCAAATGACCATCGACGGCGGCGATTACGCAAACCCCGCAGACGATGGTGGCAACGGAGTTCTCCTGGCTGCGTTTGGCTTAAATGCCAGGGTGACGATTCAGGGTGGGCCGGTTGTCACAGGTACTGAAGACAAACGCATTGCGTGTGTCAATGCGTCGATTCTTTCAGCCGCTGGCGGGACGTTCGTTACCCAGTCCAGTTCGCGCACTACCGCGCAAACAACCGGCATTGTGCAGGGGTTTAGCGCCGCTGCCACGGTGGACATAGGGGCGTGCGATTTTGTCTACATCAACACAAGTGCGACCCAGATCACGAGCCTAAGTTCAAAGCATGGGCCGCGCGCCCAAGTCAAGATCGTGGCCTGGGGCGGGTCGATCGTCTTCGCCACTGGGGGGAATTTGATGCTGCCAACGGCGACCGTGACGCTACCTGAGAAAGGCTGCGCAGTGTTTGAGCTGGTCGACACCATTGGAACTTGGGTTCTGGTGTCAAAAAGCGCGTAACCCATGACCTACGGCACCGCCACCTACGGATCAGCCGGCTACGGCGAAGCTGGCGGGTCCAGCGTAGTCCTGTACTGGGCCGTACAGCCGTCTGGCACCACGAACTGGGCAGACAACGCAACGGGTGCCGGGTATATCGCCGCCGGCCTGGACGGCACGGGCGCTGCTCTGCCGGCGGGCCACTACGGCAGCCAGGAGTACACCGGGCCGGGCACGCTGGACATGGCGGTCGCGGCCAGTGGGCTGACGCCGGGGCAGAGCTACGAGTTCGGCTACGTCGTCTACGACTCGGTCAGTTACTCCAATGTAGTCGTCAGTGATTCGTTTCGCACCTCTGGCGGCGCTGCGCAGGCCGGCGGAGGCAAATCACGCAAGCCACGCAAACGCCGGCTACAGGTCGAAATTGACGGCCAGGTCATCGAAGTCGCAACGGAGCAAGAAGCCGAAGCGGTGCTTGCCGAAGCGGCTCAGAAGGCCACAGAAACAGCGAAGCTAGCCATTGATCGCGCAGTCAAGGCCAAGCGCCGGCCGGTGCGCAAGATCGTTCGGGACGCTGAAAAGGCGCTTACGGTTCCAGATGTTGCCGTGTCGCCCAGTTTGCAGAGCTACGCCGATCAGATGATCGGGAAGATTCGCGCCGAATACCAATCGGCCCTGTCGGCTATCGAGATTGCGGCGCACATGGCACAGCGTGAGCGCGAGATCGAAGAAGACGACGAAGACGTTTTGATGCTGCTATGACACCACGCGAGCGAGCCGACAGAGCAAGACAGCTGCTTGATGACCCCGTGTTCGCGCACGTCTTCACGGACATCCGCGAGCAACTCGTGGCAAAGCTGGAATCGTGCCCCGTCGGGGACGTTGAATCGCAGCACGATCTGACCATTACGTTGCAACTCCTGAAGCAGTTGAAAACGCAACTTGCTCGCTATTGCGACGAAATTGTGTTAGATAATGCGCGAGAGCGTCAGGCGTCATGGCTTAAACGCGCGAAGCAGTCACTCACGACCTAGCGGTCCCGGCACGCTAGATAGTCGAATCTAGCCGGATGAGGAAGATATGAGCACTGACACCCCCCAAGCGGAATCAGAAGTCTCTATCGAGTCGCGCCTATCTGCTGCGTTCGCTGCCGAAGATACGGAATCGCCTGAAGCGGCGCCCGTGGAAGCTGCACCGGAAGCCAGCGAAGAGCCGACAACGGAAGTTGAAACGGAAGAAGTCCCGGAGGACGTTTTCGAGTTCGAGGCCGACGACGGCACGACTCTGCGGCTACCGGCTGCGGTCGAGAAAGCGGTATTGCGCCAGCGCGATTACACGCAGAAGACCATGCAACTCGCCGAGTTGCAGAAGCAGGCACACGACAGACTCCAATACGCCGAAGCGCGGGAACAGCTATCTGCTGCCGTGATGGAGGACGTAACGCAACTCCGCTCGATTGAATCTCAACTGAAGCAGTACCAAGAAGCCGATTGGCCGGCGCTTTACGAAGCGAACCCCGGCCAGGCGCTGCGATTCCAGCAAGTCATGCGCGATCTTGAAAAGCAGATCACGCAGAAGCAGCAGGAAATCAATGCGAAGGTGCAGCACGTTCAGCAGGCCACGCAGAAACATAACCAGTTTCAGTGGGAGGCGGCTGAGAAGGGCGCGCGCCAGATGATCGGCGAGATCAGTGCTGCTGACAATGCGGCCATGCTGCGCACGGTGGAATCGCTCGGGATCACTCCGAAGGAGTTCAAAGAGCGTTTTGCCGATCCACGCATCATCGCCGCTGTGCACAAGGCTGCCAAGTGGGACTCGCTGCAATCCAGCAAGCCACAGGCGGTCAAGACTGCAAACCTAGCTCCCCCAGTGGTTAAACCAGGGGCGAGCAAAGGACCATCCGTCGCGGCCGAACAGAAGTACCGTGATACGCGAGCGAAATTCAGTAAAACGGGCTCTGTTCAGGACGCGGCAAAACTGCTTCTCCTGAGGGGAATGTAAATGGCTGCAACTGTTGCTGCATCGAAGGCGTATGACCTTGCCGGCGGTGCCCTGCGTGAAGACCTGCGAGACATCATTTATGACATCTCGCCGATGGACACGATCTTTCTCACCAAGGCTGGCCGTGGAACTGCCAAGAGCACGACCCACGAATGGCTGACCGATACCCTGGCGTCGGTGTCGGCAAAGAACGCGGCGATTGAAGGTAACGACTTTACAGCCGTCGCCCGCACGCTGCCGGCTCGCCTGAAGAACTACACCCAGATTTCCCGCAAGGATTTCGAGGTGACTGGCACCGCCCGCAAGGTGTCGAACGCCGGTATGCGCGAGCTCCTCGCGTATCACACGGCGCAGGCGTCGAAGGAAATCAAGCGCGACATCGAGGCCGGTCTGCTGTCGGACGAACCCGCTTCGGCTGGCACCTCCGTGTCGGCTCGCGTTTCGGCCGGTGCTGAAGCCTGGATTTACGCCCCGAACCACATCAACACCAACGGCACCACGACCAGCACGACCACGGCCCCCGTGAGCGGCTTTGCGGTGTCTCCGGTGACTGACGGTTCGGCCACGGCTTTCGTGGAAACCGGCCTGCAAGCCATGCTGCAACAGGCGTGGAGCATGGGCGGCGAAACGGACGTGATTCTGTGCGGGCCGACGATCTACAACAAGATCAGCGCCTTCACGGGTATCGCTACCCGCTTCCGCGACGTGGGCAGTCGGCAGCAGGCGCAGATCATCGGCGCGGCTGATGTCTATGTGAGCGCATTCGGCTCGCACAACATCGTCCTGAGTCGATGGGCGCGTGCGACGACGGTCTTCGCGCTCGATATGTCAACCTGGGAAGTGGCGTATCTGCGGCCTTTCGAGACCATCGACGTTGCGAAGGTGGGGGACGCTGACAGGCGCGCACTGCTGGCGGAATACACCTTGGTAGCCAAGGCGCCGATGGCGAACACCAAAGCGACTAACGTGTCGTGATGAAGGGGCGGGGCTTCGGCCCCGCTTTTCTATGAGCAAACGACTCTTGGATTTCAACCCGGTATCCGGGGAAAAGGTCTGGTTTCAGTATGACCAGAGCATTGACTCCATGACGATCACCCATGAACAGGATGTATCCAGGCATCTTGATCTGGCGCATGAGATGGCCGTGGATCAGAACTACACGGCAAACGGTATGAAGCGCGATATGTGGCATTACGCGCACGTTCCGAACACCACGGTTCTGAAGATGCTGCAAGAAGATGGTGTCGATCTGTTCAATAAGGATCACCAGAAGCGGGCCTTTGAACTGCTGAACACCAAGTACAAGCGTTGCAAGACTACGGAAAAGACGCATGTCCCTCGTCGGTAGAGCCATCAGCGAATTGATCAAGAACGACGAACCCGTCAAGGCATGGGTTGCGGTCAATCAGGCTCTCAACGAAGACCCGGACGCACCCGAACTGCTGTATCTCGCAGGATGCGTACTGAGATCGCAGGGCCACAACGGGCTGGCACTGCCATTATTCAGCAAAGCGCTATCGAAAGATCAGAAGCAGCCGAATCTGTGGATGCACTACGCGGCCACACTTCACGACCTGAATCAATGGGACGATGCCATCAAGGCGTTTACCGTGGTTCACGCGATGATCCCCAAAGACCCGATGCCACCAGCCAACATGGCGGCGACGTGCACGCAGCAGGGGCGATGGCGCGACGCTCTTACGTGGGTCGAAAAGTCTCTCAAGTTCGACCCGGAAAACTACATAGCCCACATTTCAGCGTCCTACGCATGTCTAGCCCTTGGTCGGTGGGAAGAAGGCTGGAAGCATGCCGAATACCTGTACGGGCAGCACCTCGTGGTCCGGGTCTACAACGACAAAGAGCACGAAGAACCGGATTGGGACGGTTCACCAGGCAAGACAGTGGTTGTCCAGTGCGACCAAGGTGTTGGCGATATCCTGATGTACGGCCAGTGCCTTACGGAGATGGTGAAGGACTGCAAAGAGGTCATTATCGAGTGCGCCGATAGGTTGGTGAACCTGATGAAGCGCAACTTCCCAGGTGTCACGGTCTACGGGACGCTCAAGGAAGCCGGTCAGGGGTGGTCGAAAGATCACCAGATCGACGCCCATATCCACATTTCGGCGCTGCCACGCTTCTACCGCAAGACAGAGGCGGAATTTACCCGTGTGGCCTACATCAAGCCTGAACAGAAGCGGGTGGATTACTGGAGGACGTGGCTCTCGACGCTTCCTAAGCCCTGGATCGGGGTTTCCTGGCAGGGCGGGATTCAGAACACCCAGAAGCATTTGAGAACGCTCAAGCTTGAGCAGTTGGCTCCTGTGCTTGAGCTTCCTGGGTCGTTTATCGACCTGTCCTACAAGGACAACTCACGCGAAGTCGAAGCCTGGAACGCCCGTGGCGGCTCGCAAATCATCAGGCCCAAACTAGACAAAGACAACTATGACGATACGCTTGCACTAATCGCGGCGCTGGACGAGGTGGTAACGGTGACGACGGCGGTTGTTCATGCTTGTGGGGCAATGGGCAGAACCTGCCGGGTGCTTGTCCCTGAAGTGCCTATGTGGCGCTACGCCTATCGGTGCGACGAGGGGATGATCTGGTATCCGCGTGGGTCCATTGAAATGCACCGGCAGACACCCGGCGAGGATTGGTGCATGACGATCAAACGCCTTGCCAAGAGCATGAAGCCTCGCATTCTGCTCGCCGCATGACCATCCTGACTGTTGATCTACGGGCGCAGTCTCTCCTGCGGGAAATCTACGCGATACCGAAAGTCGGCGTAGAGATCGGAGTCCATAAGGGCAGGCTTTCCTGCCGGCTGCTGGCGGCGAATGGTGCCATGTTCTTGCACATGGTTGACCCCTGGTCTGACAGTGGCGGCACCTACAAAGAGACTGACGACTACATCGCCAGCTACACGCAGGAGCAGCACGACGAGGCCATGCGCAAGGCTATGGAAGCCGTCAAGCCCTTTGAAGGCCGATATCAGATCCACCGCATGACTTCGCTGGAAGCGTCCAAGGCGTTTGCGCCGGAAAGCCTGGACTTCGTGTTCATCGACGGGGACCACTCCTACGAAGGCTGCGCTCTCGACATCAAGCTCTGGTGGCCGAAGCTCAAGCCTGGTGGCTTACTGTCAGGTCACGACTACGTTGACGAGAAGAACTACGGAGTTCAGAGAGCGGTCAACGAGTTCGTCGGGGACCGCGAACTGCGCCTGGGTCTAAATAACACTTGGTTCATCACCAAATGATCATCGGCAGCGGGTTGGTCGCTAGTGGGCTCCATGACATGCCGGGTGTCGTCCAGTACGCCGCAGGAGTGTCTAACTCCAAGTGCGAGGACGAAGAAGAATTTGCCCGCGACAAACTGCGGCTTGCGTCGCACCTGTCGGCGCCTGGGCGGTTCGTCTACTTCTCGACCTGCACCCCCACGGAGTCGGCCTACGTCGATCACAAGCGGGCCTGTGAGCAGATGGTGGTGGATCGCGGGGACTACCTGATCTGTCGGCTCCCCATCGTGGCCGGGAAGACGTGGAACCCCCATACGCTGCTGAACTTCCTCTATTCGCGGATCGCAAGGTCGGAGAAGTTCGACCTTATTCCAGAAGCGAGGCGGAACATCATCGACATGATCGACGTGTCCACCATCGTCCGCTGGCTGATCAAGAGTGGAGCGAAGGACGAAACGGTGAATGTCGCTGCGCCAATGGATTACTCCATGCGGGAGATCGTCGCACGCTTTGAGTCGCTGCTGAACAAGCCGGCTATCGTCAAGGAGCGGTCCGGCGGACATGAACCACGGATCGACGTGGCAAGGATCGCAGACGCTCCTGTCTGTTGGGATGGCGAGTATCTGGGCGACATTCTGTGGAAGCGCTACGGATGAAACTGGCGTTTCTGCACGTCAAGCAAGACCCGAAGTGTGCGCGGATGATGGTCGCATCTGTTCGCAAGTTCACGAACTGCGAAGCGTTGCAACTGACAGACCAAGATACGCCGGTAGTGGACGGGTGCACGCCGGTACGCATGGACTTCGCGCACGACAACCTGACGATGTTCAAGATGGAGCACCTTGCACGTCTCGAAGGTGACATTCTGGTTTTGGACACGGACATCATCGTTCAAAGAGACATCTCGAAAGTCTTTGCGTTTGACTTCGACGTGGCATTGACGTGGCGTGACGGGCCGATCTGGTCGGATGATGGTCAAGACGTGGCGAAGATCATGCCGATCAACTGCGGCGTCATGTTCTCGCGCAGTCCGAAGTTCTGGGAACACTGCATTGAGTGGTCAAAGCAGCATCCCGGCGGATGGTATTCTGACCAGTTCGCGGTGGCGGCGAACTGGCGTCGATTCAACGTGCTGCGGCTGAACTGCGATAACTTCAACCATACGCCGAATTCAAAAGCCGAGGACGTATCACGGCGCTACGTGGTGCATTACAAAGGCAAGCGCAAGGAATGGATGAAAGCATGATCACGATCTACACCGGCTTCGACCCGCGCGAGCAGTACGGCTGGCACACGTTCGCCAGCAGCGTTATGCATCGCACGCGCGAAGCGGTGGCGTTCGTGCCGCTATCCGGCCCGCAGCGCAACGGATCGAACGCATTCACCTACGCGCGGTTCATGGTGCCGTTTTTGAGCAGGCACCGAGGCTGGGCAATCTTTGCCGATGCGTGCGACATGGTATGCCGCGCCGACATCAGCGAACTGTTCGATCTGCAAGACCATGCATATGCCGTGCAAGTCGTCAAGCACGATTACAAGACCATGTATCCGCAAAAGTACGTCGGCACGGAGATGGAGTCTCCAAACGTCGATTACCAGCGCAAGAACTGGGCATCGTTGATGCTGATCAACTGCGAGCATCCGGCGTGGCGGAGGCTTGACATGGCAGACATGATTTCTAGTCCGGGCCAAGACCTGCTGCGATTTGCGTTCCTCAAGGACGCGGAAATAGGCGAATTGCCGCGCGTGTGGAATTGGCTCGCCGATGAAGATGGCGAAAACGATTCGGCAAAGATCGTGCATTGGACGACCGGAATCCCGGCTTTCCCGCACTATGCCGATGCGCCAATGGCAGATGTCTGGGCTGCTGAAGCGCTTCGGGTGACGCATGTTGCCAAGTAACAAGCGCTAGGCTACATTAGCACCATCTGCCGATAGTCCTACCCAGGACCGGCCTGCGCGCAACGCGGGGCCGACGGCCCCGACAAAGGGGCCTCAATGGCGATTGGCACATACGGGCAACTGAAGACATCAGTCGC